TTGTATGACATTACACCTTTGAAAACTACTTTAACATCTGCAACTATTGCTACTACAAATGCATCACCAACATGTACCATTACAAAATCTGGACATGGATTATCTGTTGGAGATATAGTGCAACTTGATAGTGTTACATTACCAAGCGGTACAGGATTTAGTGCATCTGATTTTGAAGATAAAAATTTTCAAGTAATAACAGTTCCAACAACAAGCACTTTTACAATAACACAATCATCTAATGCTAGTGGCACAGTATCAACAGGCGGTAGTTTAAGTATTAAACCTTACGAGCCTGTGGGACCTAGAGCACAATCATATGGTTATGGTTGGGGTATTGGATCATGGGGTGATGGTAATTGGGGTGAAGCAGCAGCTGCAACTGATGTAACACTAGAACCAGGTTTATGGTCACTAGATAATTTTGGTCAAGTATTAGTTGCAACTATCTTAAATGGTAAAACTTTTACATGGAACGCTGGAGCATCAACACCATTAGAGACGAGAGCATCTACAACGACATCTGGATTTGCAACAGGAAGTAATCCAACATCAACAAGAGTTAGTTTAATATCTCCAACAACTCGACACTTATTACACTTTGGAACAGAAACAACTATAGGTGATACAACTACACAAGATGATATGTTTATAAGATTTTCGGATCAAGAAGATATAAATACATACACTCCATCAGCAACAAACACTGCTGGAACTTTAAGATTACAAGATGGTACAAAAATTATTGGAGCATTAAAAGCTAAAGAAGTAATTCTAGTTTGGACAGATAATGCTTTGTATACTATGAAATTTATTGGCGCACCATTTACCTTTCAATTAGAACAAGTTGGCACTAACTGCGGACTAATAGGTCAAAACGCAGTTGTTGAAATAGATGGAGCTGCGTTTTGGTTAAGTCCAAAAGGTTTCTTTTTGTATGATGGTACAGTTAAAACTATACCATGCACTGTAGAGGATTTTGTTTTTGATGACTTTGATACAACAAAAGGTCAGCAAGTTGCAGCTGGATTAAATAATTTATACACAGAGATAACTTGGTATTACCCATCATCTAGTTCTGAGTATAATGATAAATATGTAATATTTAATTATGGTGAATCTACAGGAATTCCTGGCGGTGTTTGGTACACCGGAACAGAAGCTAGAACAAGTTGGATTGACTCAAACGTTTATCCTAATCCTTTTGCAACTAAATATGACTCAACAGCAGATGGCACTTTTCCGGTTATTGTTGGTCAAGACGGTTTAGGCCAAACAACATATTTTGAACATGAAGTGGGAACTGATCAAGTTAATCCTAACGGTACAACAACTACTGTTACATCATTTATAGAATCTTTTGATATAGATTTAGAGCAAAGACAAAGAGATGCAAGAGGTAGAGCATCAGGACCAAAAGTTGCGGGTGAAATATTTTTAGCTATGAGAAGATTTGTACCAGATTTTAAAACACTACAAGGTAATGCAAAAGTTAGTTTAGATGTAAAAAGATACCCACAGCAAACTTCTACTCAAACAGCACTAAGTCCTTTTACTATAACATCAAGCACAGATAAAAAAGACACCAGAGCTAGAGGTAGATTTGTTAGTGTAAAAATAGAAAATGATGCAGCTAGTGAATCTTGGAGATTTGGAACTTTAAGACTAGATATACAACCAGATGGAAGAAGATAATGGCTAAGATTAATATAAGAATACCAGAACCAAAAGAGAAGTATGATTTTTCTAACCAAAAACAAATAAATAGATCTTTAGCTATTATGAGAGATCAATTAAATTCAACATTTTTAGATGAACTAAAACAGGAGCAAGAGAGATTCTCTTGGTTTTTAAGTGGCTAATATATATACAAACTCAAAGGTAGATTTAACAAGCACGGCAGAAACTGTTGTCTATACAAGTCCAGCAGCTGGTACATCCACAACTGCAACTACTAGTATAATTAAGTCTATATTAGTGTCTGAGGACTCAGGTAACGCTGATAGTATAACTTTAACACTGACAGATGCATCATCTAATGTATTTAGTTTGTTTAAAACTAAGGCTATTTCAGCCAATGCTACAGTAGAATTGTTAACACACCCTCTTGTTATTACTGAGGGAGAAGTTATAAAAGCAACAGCAGCATCAGGAAATAGGTTACATATTGTATTTTCTGTGTTACAAATAACAAGGGAGTAATATGGCGTTTACAGAACCACCATCAGTTAGATATGAGATAATCAACGGTAAAAAAGTACCGGTTGTTGAGTGTGAAACTGAAGTAGTATTAAGAAATAAAAAAACAGGTCATGAATATAACTCTGACAAAGAGGCAGAGGACGATATTGCAGACCCAAATACAGATACTGTATACGAAGATGTAACAAGATCTGTAAAAATTAAAGTGGCAGACATGCCACCATTAGGAGCAGGATCAGACGAATAATGGCAATAACTAGAGCACAACAAGCAAGACAGATGTTAAAAAAAGGTAGTAAGAAACCTGTTAAACAAGCAGGTGTTATGAATTATATGCCATCTGAAATGGTAACTGTGCCAAAGATAGCTAAGTCATCACCAGATACACCTACAGCAAAACTAGCTTACATCACACCTGAAGAACAAGACATACTTATAGATTTAAATTTATACGGATCATTAGATGGTAAACCAAATAGAGGACCTGGTGGTATACCTTCTTTAGAAGGTGATTTTGGTTCAACAACAGGTAGTACTTATTCTGGAGGATCAGGTGATGAAAAAGCTGGTGGTGGGGGCGGTGGTAATTTTAGTGGAGGAGATGATAGAAGAGAATCTTACATTACAGATTACTCATCAAAAGCAAAAGTAAAAGGTGGTGGAAAACAAAAACCTTTTAAACCTGGTGGTGGACCTGGTGATCAAGATTATGATGATTTTCAATATACATCAAAAAATAGAACTAAAGCCATGGAAGATAAATTTAAAAGAGATCGTGGTTTAATGACTTTAAATTTATTACGTGCCGGTGTGCCAAAAGCTAATACTCCAAGTGTTCTTGCTAATACTCTTTTAAATGCGTTTGGACCTTTTAGAGATTTTACTTTACGAAAAAATATAGATTATTTTAAAGAAAGACCAAAGGCTATAGAGAGATATGGTTTAACAGCAGATGGGTATGCAGAATATATGAGAGATAGACTAGCAGGTAAAATAGATGCCGCTGGTAATATAGCACCGGGTTATATGGAAGGTCCTGGAGGTGAAATCATATCTACTGGTAACGATGGTGGTGGAGATAATCAAATTTTTACACTTAAAGACACACAACAAGCAGCTGCACCTACACCCATTATAGACCCAACTAGATTTAGGTTCATGAACCGTGGTGGTATGGTCGATGACGATGATCCTGTAGGTGGAATCATGGATCTTGAATCAGGTAGACAAATGTATTTTGCAGGTAAACTTGTAAAATCAATTGGTAAAGGTTTAAAGAGTGTAACTAGAGCTGCTAAGAAAGTATTTAAATCACCATTTGGTAAAGCTGCATTATTTGCTGCACCATTTGTAATGGGTGGCGGTGGAGGTGCTTTAGGTAAGTTTTTTGGTAAAGGTAGTTTTAGTCCATTTAAAGCTTTGATAGGTCAAGGAACAGCTGATATGGGTTTTGGACCAAGTGGTTTGGGTAGATTATTAGGTGATAAATTTGTTGATCAAGCAACAGGTAAATTAACAGCTGGTGGTATTGGAGGTTTATTTGGTTTAGCCACACTATTAAGTAGTTTACAAAAACCAGAAGAAGATCAAAATTTTGATTTAGAAAATTATTATAAAACAGAAGGTCTAAGAGATTTTATAGCTAGTCTTGGTCAGAGAAATAGATTTTTAGCAGAAGGTGGTAAAGCAGAACCTGTAGCTAAAAAGACTATGCCTCTATTAGATTTAGATGGTCAAGAGATGGATTTTAGAGCTGAAGGTGGCTTTGTGCCTATTGGACGTATGGAGAAAGCAGATGATGTCCCTGCAAGATTAAGTAAGAATGAGTTTGTATTTACAGCAGAAGCTGTCAGAAATGCAGGAGATGGCGATGTGGACAAAGGTGCAGAAGTTATGTATAATACCATGAAAAACCTCGAAGCCGGAGGTAAAGTATCCGAAGAAACGCAAGGCTTAGATGGCGCTAAAGAAATGTTTCAAACAGCACAAAGATTAGAAGGAGTAATGTAGTGGCAACGGAAACTCAGATATCGAGACCAGCACCCTTTGTAGAAGATATAGGTAAAGATCTATCGAAACAGGTATTGGCACAAACAACAGTACCAGTTGTAACAACAGGTTTAGCTGGACTTGGTACAATGGCTCAACCAACGCAACAAGCGTTTGAGACAGCTGATCAGTTTAAACAAAGACAAGGTTTATTTCAAGCTCAACAAAGAGCTGCACTAGGTTTTGAACAAAGACAACAAGCATTATCAGGACTTGCACCACAAGTTGCAGGTTTAGATCCATTACAACAACAAGCACAAAGATTAGGTCAAGCTGGTATTGGATCATTTCAACCATTTTTAACACAAGCACAACAATTATCTGGTGCAGGCGCAGGAACAGGACCAGCTTCTGTTCAAGCATTCATGTCACCATATCAAAAACAAGTTATTGATGAAAGTTTATCAGAGTTTGATAGACAGGCAGCAATTAACAGACAACAAATTAGAGATAGAGCAGTAACAGCGGGCGCGTTTGGTGGAGGAAGAGAAGGAGTTCAATTGGCAGAACAAGGAGCAAGAACAGCAGAAGCTAGAGGTAGGTTGCAAGCAGGATTATTATCTGATGCGTTTAGAGATGCTGTAGGAAGAAGACAACAAGCAGCGGCAGATCAATTAACATTTGCACAAGCTTTACCACAACTACAAAGACAGGATGTTGCAACACTTGGTGGACTTGGATCATTAAACCAAGCATTAGCTCAAGCTAGATTAGATGCTACAAGAGAAGCAACAAGAATGGCTGCCTTCCAACCACAAGAACAAGTAGATAGATTTGCTGATATCGTAACAGGTATCATGGGTGGTATGAGAGGCACAGGCACAACTGTATCTAATGTTCCTAACCCAACACCACTACAATCTGCACTAGGAGCTGCAGCAACAGGATTTGGAATATATAAGGCGTTAACATAATGAATAGAGTTTTAAAAAGACCAATGTTTAGAATGGGTGGTTCTACAGGAACTGGTATTACATCTGGTTTACCAAGAGCTAGTTATGCAGAAGGGCCTGGACCTGAAGGAGTAAAATCTACAATTGAAAGATTACAAGAGGCTGCTGGACCTGCAAGGGAGTTTGGAATAGAAGATTTTTTAATACCATTTGGATTAAATTTTGCATCTGCAATACCAAGAGGTAAAGGTTTTAGTGGTTTAGTAGCTACAGCAGCTGGTGCAGCAAAAGAACCCGCGGCTGATCTTATGGAAGCAAGAAAAGCTGAAAAAGATTTTCAAAGAAAATTAAGACTAGAAGCAGCTGGAATAGATATTGATGCAGAGAAAAAAGCAGAAGCTGCTGCACAAAAACAACAATTTGATTTAGATAAAATGGCGCTAGGTCAAAAATTTGATTTAGAGACTATGACAGTAGAACAAGCTAACGCATTAGAAAGAATAGGTTTAAAAGGTGCTGTTGATCTAGATTTATTAAAAGAGAGAGACAAATTAGAAAAAGAAAATATTGAGCTACAAGGTAAAATAGGTAGTGAACAAATAATATTAAAGAATAAAGAGAAGATAAAAGCAATTGAATTTGAAATAAAAGAAAAATCTAAATACCCAGAAATATTTGGTAAATCAGATTCTGCTTTTGCTGTTGAAACACCAGAAGCTGTTAAAGGTAAATATATGGATGCTTTTATTGCTCGAAAAGGTATATTTGAAGACAAGTCTATTGAATTATCAAATGCATATTACAATGTTCTCGATAATCCAAATATTGATCAAGCAACTAAAAATAATTTTAGAGACCTAAC